GTTTTCCCGCTCTAACGAGTGGGTTTTATAGGTCCTCTGGAACTTATGTTACATCTAAACTCTATACCGTTACTAAACGTAAGGTATGGGGAATGGGTGCTTTTAAGTTCTACGCTCCCGAGTTTGACGACTTGAACCGCGCGTCCCAAGGGACATACGGAGATGTGATGCGCTTACTCCATTATTATGGTGCTCGCGTATCGCCAACAGTCGTCTGGGAATTAACACCTTGGACTTGGGTAGTCGATTGGTTTACTAATGCCGGACGTGTCTTAGACAACGTCACGTCACAAGTTTTCGATCGACTAGTAAGTCGTTATGCCTATGTCATGTGTCTTTCGAATAAGTTCGCAGTCAACCAGACTGTGATCCATTTGAAAGACGGTGATGTCCCTTGTCTGTGGACCCAAAGGGTCATGTCACAGAGAAGAGACGAGGCATCTCCTTACGGTTTTGGACTGACGAGTGGAGATTTATCCGCTCGCCAACAACTCATCCTGGCTGCTATCGGGATAACCCGAAAGTAGACATAATAATTACACAAGGCCGGGAGGCTTTGTGCGGATAGTATGTCGTTCAGCTTAGGATCCTCTTTGGTCTTCAATCCCGGGTGATGGAATGGGATCCCATCACTTTGGCCAAAGAGTAAACTCCCTTAGTCTTAGGAGGTCACTCGATGTTTACCGATCCACAATCCATTACTATCTCTGGCTTTAATGGCGGTGCAGCGATTTCGCTGCCCCGTACTTCTAGCCAAGGTAGCAAGAGCATTTACACGTCTAATGACGGACTTTATGTCCTTACCATTAGTCACCAGGTCTCGGGGACGCCGAATACGGCGAACTATCGAGTCCGGTCGATGTATCGCATCGACGTTAAGGTTTTAGCGACTGATCCCTTTAATGCGGATAAGTCGATATACCAAAACTTCGGTACGTACATAGTGTTGGACAAACCTGCCTTTGGCTTTACCGCGGCTCAAGAAGTCGCGATAGTCACCGGGTTGGTTGCCAATGTCTCTGCAAGTTCTTACGCCGCCGCCACCAAACTGGTGGGCAATGAGTCGTAATGAAACCGAGTATAATACTCGGCTAACTACACCTCAGGTGCTCGATCAGCCTTCTTCTTCAAGGAAGAATAAGACCGAGTTGGTGGAACGTTGGTTAGAGTTAGCATTAGTCGTCTTAAAGATGATTAACGCTGCTCGAACCACAAAGAACTAGTTTAATGGACGAGGAACCGGTTTTACCGGGGTAAATGTCGAGTTTCGAAGGACACCCCCTAGTCAGGAGGAACCTTGAAAAGCGACTTAAAAGACCTACTGAGGCTGGCACTCCTCGTCTACGACGATGCGTGTGCCAGATGTACCGTCAATGTCTCCGATTTACGTGACATAAAAACTATAATGTCACGGGTCAAAAAAGAGGGCGTATCGTTTTTGACGATAACGCTACCCTCCTTTGCGAAAGACTTTGAATATTGTCTTGCGCTAGGGAGAATAGACCCATCAGTTTTCCGGGGTTTCCGGAAAAATGGATCAATCCCTGCATTCTTGCAAGGTATGATCGGTCTACTCTTTGACCGGGAGACGGGGAGGCGTCTAGATGAATTTGAATCGCCTGAATTCGATGATGCGATTGTGGTTGACAGCGTTAGGCAAATCTGCCGAGCGTTCAACAAATTGCTCCTCGACTGCACGTCCGCGAGGACTGCAGAAGCGATCCAAGGTTTCGTCCAAACGGAGCGCGACCTTGAAGAGTTCCAGTGCTCAGATGATCTACGTGCTGATTTCAGTCACGTATCTCATCTATTATGGACTGTTGATCGCCCAACTGTTGAATTTAATTCACATTGGACCGATACTCAGCCCGGACCTCTTGAAGCCCTTTTAAGGGATTCTAAGAAAACTGAGTTAGCTGAAGTTGAGTTAAACTCACTTTGGCCTTCTCATGGTCCTGGAGCAACTGCTGAGAGTATCTCTGGTAACCAGAAATATTCTTGGCGTAGCTGGCATGAACGTCTTGAACCCTACTTCCCTTTCCTCGAAAACGGTTATTCAATTTCCGCTTTTGATGGAGAGGAGTTCGAGAAAGTTTCGTTCATTCCCTCGTGCCAGGAGTTACCTGTTAAGGTAACTCCTGTACCGAAGACTCTTAAAGGCCCTAGAATTATCGCCATCGAACCTGTGTGTATGCAATATACACAGCAAGCAATTCGAAGATGTCTTTATGACATTTTGGAATCCTCTAGGATGTCGGCTGGTCATGTGAATTTCACTGACCAATCGATAAACCAGAGTATGGCTTTAATTGCGTCTACTGATGGATCTTTAGCAACAATCGATCTATCGGAAGCATCGGACCGCGTTCCGCGGGACCTTGCTTTGCGAATGTTCGATGGTAATCCCGATCTTCGGGATGCCATTGATGCATGTCGTTCGACGCATGCTAAACTTCCAGATGGAACCATAATTGGTCCATTGAAGAAGTTCGCATCTATGGGTAGTGCTCTTTGTTTCCCTATTGAGTCAATGTATTTCTACACAGTGTGTATACTTGCATTGCTTAGGGAACATAACCTTCCCGTTACGTCTCATAATGCCTTTAAGGTATCTAGAGACGTATTTGTCTACGGTGACGATATTATCGTCCCGTCGGATAAGGCGGTTGCTGTTCTTCGATACTTACAACTGTTTGGCTGTAAGGTTAATCAGAACAAGACTTTTTGGCACGGATATTTCCGTGAGTCTTGTGGTCTGGACGCGTATAAGGGTACGGTGGTAACACCGATATATATCCGTCGTACGCGCCCGAAGAACAGGCGGCAAGTCTCGGAGTTAATCTCCTGGTGTGCGACAGCTCACCTCTTCTACAAGAAGGGATACTGGCGTACATGCTCATACCTTTACAAAATGGTTGAGCGCGTTGTAGGGCCTCTGCCCTACATCGCAGAAGACACTCCAGGGCTTGGTCGTATCTCATTTCTGGGGTACCGTTCCATCGAGAGATGGAATGCGAATTTACATCGTTTTGAAGTAAAGACGATGGTCCCAGAGGCAGTACGTCGCACTGACGTACTGTCG